CTCCTTTTAGTTCTTTGTTTTTATTAGCTTCCACTCTTCTCCTTTATTTTGTAAGTCCGAGTCGGTTGTATTTTTTTAGGACTTTTTCGATAACGTATTCGTGCGCAGGCTCTGAAGAGAATGCGACAACCAAATCTAACCAATCCACAACCTCTCCCTCGGCGTTGGCATAGAATGCCGCCGTTTCGTACGAAGCGACGACCTTATCTGAGAAAGATGTTTGGATATACACACCATCAGGCATTTGCCATAACTTTCTATTGCTGTCAATGTCTTTTATAAACCTTGCGTTAGTTTTCATTGGGCGGTTGTATCAGACTGTTTGCTTTGATGAAGAGCCTCAATAAGAGCCTCGGCGTTTACATTGATCAACTTAGAACAGCGAATCCATTCAGTTTCTGGATTGTAATCTTCTCTTCGGATCTCCAACAAACTCTCAAGGTTTGTTTCGATCCCTTGTCGTGCCTCTGTCGGAACCCAATCTACCCGAGCAAAAAGCCATCCGTTCTCCTTCTTTGTTTCGCTGACTGTGCCAACAAGCAAAGAGTTTCCTTGGACCTGTACTACTGTATCATTGATAATCATTTTTCTCCTATTAGTTATTTCCATTGTTTTATTCACTGATTAAGTATAGTCTTTTATCAAACCTACTTATTGTATTGGGGGTCAATACTTTCTTACCTTCTCTTCCAAACCAATCAACACAAATAATGTGCGAGGTTCGAGGATCGTTGCTGCCTCCAACGACGATCCCGTAGTCGCCACGAGGGCTGTCCCAGCCAACGAACGATCCGATTCTAATTTTGGTGTCCATACGCCTCCGAGCGTTGTTTTTCCACGATAGAGCCGTATTATACCACGATTCAGGGCCGGATGTCAAGCATTCCGTGCCCGCCGTGGGGTTGAATACAATACTGATATATGCTTGTTGCCGATAAAGAGCGACTAACTACCTAATATTTTCTTTTGTGTGGCCCTTACAGACATCTTTTGTAGCCTAGTGAGACCATCATAAGTTTCAAGCGCTAGACTTTCCTTGGTGGTAAAAGGCCGACCCTTTACTCTAGTCATAAACTCTGCTTCTTCTCCACCTGCAAAGTCACCAACTGTTTGCTCAGAGCCGTAGCCTGGGAAGCTTGCGCTATTGGTCCCACGAAGGTAAATGCTTTCGCCACCTTTTGGGAAAACAATAATAGAATCTTGACAAAACTTTTCACCTAGGGCTGCCATTGTCTCAATAAAGTTAGGATCGTCCTTGAGGTTTACGCAAAACAAGCTGTCTTCTTTGACTTCCTTTGCTGTCTCGGAACCAAAGTCCTCAACATAAGAACCATCAACAGCTGTTACGCCGTAGCCTAAGCCAAGCAGTGTTGCTTTGAGATCTCTGTTTCTTTCTTTGTTGTCTCCGCCACTCACTGAGCGTTCTGTACAGTTAGTCTCGTCTTCAGTGTCGTCCCTGAAAGCCGTGATGATAACACAGTCATGCTCTTGAATGTGGCGGTATACTCTACTTAGACTAGATTCATTTAGAAGTGTATAGTCTCTCCACTCTTTCAAGATTTGTTTCATTTTACTCATTTTTTTCTTCTCCTTTATCATAATTAGTTGGCTGGTGTTCTTATCAGGAAAGCAACTTGAAGCGATGTTTGATTGAGCGAGTTGAGAAGCCCCATTGTGGGCTATGATCAAGCTTTGCTGCGTAGGGCCTGTTTAGATGAACAACATCATTCTTTTGGACAGCCCAGCATTTGATTGCGATCATCTCACTGTTGCTGTCTGTAACATCAACAATCCAGTATGTTTTCCCTTTCTTTGTCTTACGCTCAGTTACTTTGCGAGGAATGAACCAGCAAACCAAAAGCTCAGGATCGAACTCAGAGATAGGGGGCACACCTCGATGATGAAGATCTTGGAGCAAGTTATCATCAACAACTAGCGACATTGGGAACACCCCGGTCAGATCTGAGAGATACTCAATCCTTTCAACATCTGAGAAGTCCTTTTCGGGAGCATACTCTTTGATGTTCTCGGCTAGTTTATCGTGTGACTTTTGGATCTTCTTATAGATCTTTGGGCGATCGACACATACAGCAGACCAAAAGTGTTTCAGCCCTGTAAACCTTTCATCAACCAAAGAGTTTAGAGCCTGAGCCCGACAAAGAACATCAAGCGCTTTCTTATTTAGTTTGGAGTATGAGATCTCTTCTGAAAAGATAAGGTCTTCTACTTTGTGAAATGGGCGATGAGCCATAATCTCATTGATAGCAGCGTCACCCAGCCCCTTGATGGAAGATAGTGGCTGATAAAGAGTTTGCCCATCTTGAGAGATTTCCCAGCAACGACCGGAAGAGTTGATGCTGATCTTCTCTACATTAAATCCTGCTCCTTTCGCTGTCGCAATCGCTGCTTCCTTCTTCGCATCCGGTTCGTTATCCAAAAACGCAGCGGTCCATTCGGATGGAAAATACTTATAAAGCCAAGCACACTGATAGCTAATAACAGAATAACAAACAGCGTGAGATTTGTTAAAGCCGTAACCAGAGAAGTACTCAAACTTTCTCCAAAGATCTTCGCCGCCCTTGTAACCCTTTTCATAACAGCCCTCCAAGAACTTTTGTTTAATGTCTGCTTTCTCCTTCATCTTCTTTTCAGAAAGGCCCTTCTTTGTAAGCAACTTTCTAAGCTTGTTTCCATCATCAAGAGTAAGGCCCTTTCCAAGTTCAGCAGCCAACTGAGCAATCTGCTCTTGGAAAATCATAAAGCCGTATGTTGGCTCCAAGATCGTGCGAATGATTGGATGGTCGTACTTGATGTATTGAGGGCTTTCCTTTGCTGCGATGTAATCTTTATCAACACCAGCCGAAAGAGGCCCAGGTCGATAAATGGAAGTCACAGCGGAAAGATCAATAATGGACTCTACTTTTGAGTTTGAGCAAAGCTTTTGTGCTCCTTCATTGGCGAACTGGAAGATGCCGGCCCACTTTCCTGCTTGGAAAATGTCTTTATAAACTTCTTCATCGTCTAGATCGATCTTGTCTGGATGAAGGTTTTTATCATAGAAGTCTCGGATCTGATCGAAAGTTGGTTCTTCGATCCCGTGATGCCGACGAAGAATGTGATAAATCGCACCTTCCATAATCGCTAATGTTGTTAGTCCAAGAACATCAAACTTAATAAAGCCAAGTGGCTCCAAGTGTCTTACGTTTTGCCCTTCTGACCACGGGGTTTGTACAACTCCACCAGATGCAATAAGGGGCATCCACTTCTTTAGATCGTCTCCAACAACAACACCACCGGCATGTCTAGAAAGAGAACGGACTTGTCCTAACAAAGCACTGAGGCGCTCACCAACTTCAGGATACTTTGTTAGGAAACTCTGTAAGCTTTCGGAATAGAGAACTGTTTCTTCATAAGTTGGTACATACATACCGGCAGTCATACCGTGCGCTGCCTTTGCTAGTGGCGTGGCTTCCTTGATCATAACAGAAGTTACTTTGTTTACCTCTGTGAAGGGAATACCATAAAACTTTGAGACATCTTTGATTAGAGATCTTAGCTTGAGAGTGTTGAAGTTTGAGATCGGCACAACTGAATCCTCACCCCACTCTTCTGCCAGCACTTCTTTGATTTCCATACTGCGTGAAACATCAAAGTCAATGTCAGGATAGTCTGTTGCGTCTTTCGTCATAAAACGAGAGAACAAAAGCCCGTGTTTGATTGGATCGATCTGTGTAATCTTTAGCACATAAGCCAAAAGAGAGCCCGCTGCTGAACCTCGACCTGGACCTGAAAGCATCATCTCGTTGGCTCTATCAGCAATTGCCTTCATTGTAAGAAAGTATTTTGCAAAGCCTCGTTCTTTGATTACTTCAATCTCTTCACGGATCCTTGCAACATACTCATCATTATCAGCGAGGCCAAGCTCTGTCATTCCTTCAATCGCTAGTTTCACCAGCTGGCTGTCAGCTGTTTCACTTTCCGGCACAACAAAGTCAGGAAGGCGAACCTCAGCATCCGGCTCAAAGTCAGAAATCAGTTCGTGTGCGATCCAGTGAGTTCTTTCAATGCTACCACGGACTAGATCATCATCGTAAGTTTCTCCAACTTCAGCAGAATAGTCTTTGTATGCTTGCCACATCTGGTCGCCATTCTTAGGATACAACTCATACCCAACTTCTTCTAAGGTCTCAGGGATGCTGATCTCATAGTCTGGATTGGACTTTCTGTTCATCCAACCCAAGTTCCTGTAAAGCAAGCGGTCCTTCCAAAGCTCTGGGCTGGGATAGTGTGCATCCGCAGTTGATACAAGCTCAATGTTTAGTTCTTGAGCCACAGCAATAATAATCTTGTTTAGTCTGTGCTGCTCTGGGATAGAGTTCCACTGTAGTTCTAGAAAGAATCGCTCTCCAAAGATCTCAAGCATTTCTTTGGATTGGCTTACCGCTTCTGCGATGATCTCCTCATCAGATTGATCTAACATCTGCCACATAATCTTAGCAATGTATCCGCCAAGACAAGCAGAAGTTACAATAACCCCTTCGGAGTGCTCACGAAGAAGATCGTAATCCATTCTGGGATATCGATAATAGTTGTCCCCTTGGTGTGACTTAGAGACAAGCGAGAAAAGATTGTTTAGACCGGTCTGGTTCTGCGCCAAGAGCACAAGGTGGCGTCGGTGATTGATTGGAGAGTTTCTTGAACGAGTCGATCCCTCATCTTCAATAGACATTCCTTCAGCCTTGGCCAGTTTCTTTGCTTGCTTCTTGTCTTCTTCGATACGAAGCTTTTCTTCTTTCCAGTCTTTGATCGAAGGATGGAAGTAAGCCTCAACCCCATACACGGCCTTGAACTCTTTTCCTTCGTTCTTCATCTTCTTCCAATGAAGGTATTGATGAGAAAAGCCATTCATGTTCCCATGATCGGTTAGAGCAACAGCATCACACCCGTTGTTGTAGCTGAAATCCATGTGCTCATCCGGATATCCTAGAGCGTCAAAAGGAGATCCAACACAAGAGTGCCCGTGTAAGTTTACAAATTTAAGTTTTGATTCAATTCTTTCTTTCATTCTTCTCCTTTTTATGTAATTTCGCCAGACACGAGAGTTTTCTTAATCTCTGCGATCGGGGCTCTCGACAAAGCAAAGTAAAGCTTCATTTCTTCATCTTCTGCCAAGTCTTGTTTAAGTTCTTTAATCAAAACAGAAATCAGTTTGTTTAGATTCTTCTTCCTTTCTGTCTTCTTTCTTGGTGCGTCCATCATTTTTCGAAGTGTATTCAAGCTTGATTCACGCACCGTTCTATCATTTAGTTCTGCCATCACTCCTCCTTATCTAAAGCCGCCGATCGGATTTGAACCGATAGCCTACGCATTACAAGTGCGTTGCTCTGCCGTTGAGCTACGGCGGCGTTCCGGGTCCATCTATTAGACGAACGAGGTGAGGATCTTATCCACACTTATTTACGTTTTTTCACGCCAGAGCCGTATTGTACCACGGCCAGGGTCAGAAGTCAAGCGTTCCGAGGGCATTGTTCTGCTGGGCGTAATACAAATACAAAGCATTGTCATCGATAAATTCTTTCCAAAAGTCTTTTCGAAACAAAGCAATAACTCTATGGTTGTATGTAACTTTTAAACCACCAACATCACAAAACTTCATTAGCTCAACAAACTCCTTGCTTTGCATTGCTTGTTTGATCAGTGGTAGTGCTAACTCTTCATCAATAATTGCTCTACCATCTTCGCAAAGGCCGTATTCTCCTTTGGCGTCGACAAGAACATTGGCGCCTCGTTTACCGAAGATAACTTTCTTTTCCCCAAAGTGGCCTTTCTTGCGCTTCGACCACCATAATGATAGTTTATCTTCTTTGGCAACGTTTATTATACAAGGGTAAACAAACGTTGATGTCTTTTCTTTGTTCATCCACGCACGCTGACTGTGGTAAGATGAATCATAAATCATTTCTACAGTATCTTGCTGTTCGGTGGCTACTAGTTTGAAGATCTCCTCAAACTTACCACTGGGAATAAAATCTAAGTTTGATATATCGTAGGTATATACCTTGTTGTTTTGATCTTTGATCAGTGTCTCGCCGCCGGCTTCTTTGTTTTGGAGGACATACCAGTCATACCTTGTCTGAACGTCGAAAGTTGCGATGCCGGCCTTTACATCGTTGATATCTAAATATAAAAACTTTCTTTCTAACATCTTGTTGGCTAGTTTTTTCCATCGCCCTCCATAGTTGCGCCAACCAGCCGGATGAACTAAGCAAAGATAAGCTTCTTTGTTTAGGAGATCTAATGTTCTATCAACAAACTTATCCCAGATCTTTTTTGAGGTTTTGTTCTCGGCTTTCTTTTCTTGATAAGGTGGATTTCCAACTATAACGTCAAACATTAAAAAACTCAACAAAATCATCAATCTCTAAGAAATTGCCTTGTCGAATGTTTCTGTCTACAATCTTCCTAGCCGCCTCATCATCAACGTTTAGACCTGCTGCTAAGATTGCTCGCCACTTCATTTTTATAACGTTGTCTTCCATTAGTTCGACTGCGTATGTGGTTTGTAGTGCTTTGTGTGGATCGTGGCCTCGTGATACTTTCTCTTTGATAATAGCCTCTACAAAGTTTCCGTCGCCTCCTGCTGGTTCTAAGAATGTTTTATTTGGATCCCAAACATCTTCTGGAAGCTTGCCTAACATTTCTTTTACTAGCCAGTCAGGTGTGAAGACCTCTCCGTTCTTTTTTATTCGATCTTCTGTCTTGATCATTGTTTTTTCAGTTCGTCTAGTTTTCGAAGCGCCAATCCTAATACAAAATTAGCGTTCTCTGTGCTTAGTTGTGCTTTGTTATCAGGTGGAAAGTTTCCGTAAACAAAATAAGTTGCGTCTTGAAGCTTGTTGTTTGCTTTTTCGGCTAGCTTCGTATAAAGAATCTTTGCTTCTTTTTTTAGCTTGGTATTCCATTTACCCTCAGCAAAGTCATCAATCACTTGTTTTACTTGTTTTCCATTCTTTTTGCCTTGACTAAACTCTTCAGCTAGCCCTGTAAGGTCCTCATAGGCATACCAGCCCTCTCCGTCGGCTCGGACCAAGGCAAGGGTAGTGCTACAAATCCAAATCCTTCCAGCGTTGATTTGCGGAAGAATGTGACTAATGTAAATAAACATTTTAGCGTGGATTGGATTTGTTCTTTCAATAGCCATTTTCTGATATACCGATTATGCTAATAACAGTTATGTGGACTTACATATTCTCTGATTCGCCACTCGTTATTGTATTGCTCTTCAAAGCGAATCTCTAAGCTTACTCTATACTGACCATCATAAGATGCGCAGTGCCACTTGCAAACGTGTGAGTCATAGCCCGTTGTATGTTGAAGATCTGAGTTATAACAATCAGGCCCATACCACGTATCAAAAGAATAGTGTGGGGTTACTGGGTCTCTCATATAAACTTGGTTAGTATAGATTTCGCAACTTGTCATAAACAATGCTACTAAAAGTAAAGCAAATAACTTATTCATTTTCATTTTCCTTTGTGCTTGTTCGGTCAAACCAAACTTTTGGTACGAGCCAGTTTTTCTTTTTATAATCAAAAGTTAGGCTGGACCCATAATAGTTTCTTAGATCTTGGAATGTTCTTAGGGGATAAAACTCCTCTATAGTAATTAGCTCGTAATCTTTGTTTTTTATGTTATCAAAGACCCATTTTGTTCCTTCTTCGTAAATTTCTTTGCCTTTTTCGGTAAAAAGCCGACGAAGGTTTCTTCGGGACTCGATAAAATCTTCTGCGGTAAAACAAAAACCAAGCGGCATGTCGTGTGTTACGTCTTTGTTGTCGTATTGTAAAAAGACATTGTTTTTTCGGATGATCTCTCGCTTTTCTCTTAGAGCCTCAAAGTCATACACCCCAAAAGGAGAAGAAACATAAACTTTATCGTATGTTGTCCATTTTGAGATAAACTTTGATACATAATAAGATGAATGTGCTGCCCAAATGATTTGCCAAGCAACACTCTCCATTTTGTTTATGTGCATTGAGTTTATAGGCACATAAAAAATTGGAATATATCTTTTGAGTTTCCACCCTTCTCTCTCAAAAGGCCGTCTTGCCCAAACTGGGTCTAATGCGACCTCCCCTATCCTTTCTTTTGTTAGAGGAATCATGTGAGGGTCGCAACAAATCCAAATACTGGAACATCCAACAGTTGCGCACTCCATTACCGACCTTTCTAGAAGGGTATAGTCGTGTTCTAGTGGTGTTAGGCAGTCATCCCACTCAAAACCAAAGTCAATGCGTCGGTCAAAAGAAGGAATAACTCCAACCATGTTTGTTACTGTTCCTAGTCCTGTCATAGTGCCGGTAAATCCAATTTAAGCAAACTTTCGCAAACACCCCATCTATGTTGGACGTTTGGGAAGCGAAAATTATCCACATTTTTATAATTTTTTTTCTCTAAAGAGTAAATTTCTCTTTTTTGAGGTCTTAATGAGATGCCACGAAAAAGGTGTGGCTTGTCTGCTCTGGCGTATCCTGTGATGCCGGCGGCCTTCATTATGTCTTGTGCTTTGAAGCGAACAGAATAGTCAGCATAGTTGTGTCTGTTTATCTGACGGCTGTTTAGATAAGAGATCGCATAATGTTCTCTAACGTTTTTTGTGATGATCTCATTTACAAAAAAGTCATTGCCCTGAACTCCGTTGCCTGGATATCTCAGTGGCTTCTTTGCTATAAGATAATCAACTATTCTAAACTCTTTTTTATTTTCTATGCTCTCGACCTCAAACGATTTGTTTTTTATCTGCTCAGCATCGAAAACGTGGTATGTGTTGGCCTTTACGTGAAAGTCAAACTTGTTGCTTGCGATAATCCTCATCTTCCCTTCGTGGAAATACATTCCATCGTTGAAAGGGCAATAGATTTTTGGGTAATGCCTTCCGTGATACAAATGAAGAATCCCAAGCAACTCTGATAAGCCGGAACTCATTATCTTTTTTGTATGAGTTTTATAATCGGCTTCCCAGTGATCGCTTGGGATCCCCACTTTATCAAACGTCTCTACCCATCTTTCATCGTATTCTAATCTATCATACATCTGAAAGTCTTCCCATCGGGTTGAGATGATTGGAAGTTTGTTTTCTATGGCAAAAACCAATGAAGAAATGTTGCCCCCAACAACAACTTCATCGTATTCATACTCAATCATCCCCTTTGAGTGCTGAAAGATAGGCAAAACCAAAAACGAGAACGAACGATACAGTCAGTCCAAAAATAAAATAATCAATCATAATCAGCCCCCATTGCTTCTTCTGTGTGTGGGAACTCTCTTTCTAAGAACTTTTTCATTGCTTGTGCTAGTACCCGAATCTCTTGTTGTGCTTCCGGCTTGTCTCTAAGCCCAATGAACTTTATAATGTTTGAGACATTAGCCGATGCATAGTAAGTTGTGTAGAGGTTCTGGGGTAGTACCCCTCTTGCTTGTTCTCGACAAACTCCTGCTCCAATCATTGTATCATAAAGCTGTAAACTCTGACTGTGATGCACCCGAACGTGATCGCTAATTTTTCGGCTTCGGAAGGAATGTTGCAACTCTGGATTGATTAGATCTTTATCGTTTGATGCCTGTCTGTTGCTTTTATGCTGGGTTCTAAAGCTTTCTGGCTCATAGAACTGCAGGTTGACGTTTGTGTATCGCCTTGAGATCTCGTTATAAGACCAAGTCCTATGACGATGATGTTGAGAACGCACAAACAAAGGCACAACACATCTAAAAGTGATTCCGCCGTGTTCAAACACTGACGTATGTTTATGCTTCACTAGAAAGTTGATAAGTTTTTTATCTTTTTCATCTAGCTCTTCTTTCTCAACGCCAAATGAGGCTCTGGCCGCATTGACAGCCATAATGTCATTTCCCCATGATTGTATAAAGTCGCATCTTCCGATCTCATCTCCATACAAATAGATTGTTTCATCTTTGATTTCCATTAGCAACCATCCTCTGGTCCAACATAGCGCCGGCGAATAGAGTGTCTTACATCTGAGCAGTCATAAGAAACTTCTCCACAAGCGCTGCAAATGAGTTCCTCACAAACTAGCTCTGATAAGCCAGCTGGCCATTCTCCGTGTGGAATAGGCTCCCATTCTCCTCCATTTAGATAGTGATACATCGGAGGAGTGTTTCGGCAAGGATCAACATCTTCTAAACACCACGAGGTTGCATACTCATAACCCGTCTCCCAGTCCCTGCCATAGCAAATGCAATCGGCTGATGCTTTACGGGAAAGCATCAGCATCAGCAAGAAGGTACTCAATACTATTAGTTTTCTCATTTATCTCCTTTATCGGTAAGTGCCTAAAATGTGACTTTCTAGAATGAAAAACTGCTCTTTTCCGCTTAGATCGACAAAGCTTTCCACCATAGTTGTATCGACTACGACTAAAACACTACCAACGTCGCTAGAGGAAAACACTGTGCATTGCTCTCCAACACCAAGAAGGCTAGCTGTTCGGTATCTTTGCTTTACTTCTTTTACATAATCATCTGGAAGTAGCACTTTTGCTTCTTTGGTTTCTTTTTCAGGCTCAGGCTCAATCAATGAAATGTGCAGGAACCGATTGCAAGGGTTAAGATACATCTGAATAACCTCGCTTTGTTGAGATAGCAGTCAAAAGCTTGCTATACATTTCTTGTAGTTCTTCTAGATCTTCATCCTTCTTGAGCATACGATAGGCCCTTACTGCTAGCCGCATCTCATCGCCGGTAAGCCATTCGTTTTCCTTGTAGTTCGCACGAAGATCTCGCTTTGCGTCCTTGTAGGGTTCCATTTCTTGCTCAATAGCATCAAAAGTTTGAATGAACTCTCGGATCTTTTCTGTCTTTTCTTCTTCTTTCATGGTTGTCCTCCATTTATGTTAGTTTGTGAGCAGGGGCGACGGGCGCTCCTCCACTCAACAGATATCATTCTAGCACGCACCCGGCGAGAAGTCAAGCATTTTTTACCACCTTCCGGTCAAGTAAAGCGATCGTTACTTTTGTTCTGACCAAGTAAAGCGATCGTTATTTTACTTCGCAGCTTCCGGCGACGCAAGCTAGTTCACCTGCTAAGTCTGTATTGTCTTCTGTTTCAATGATCTTTGTAAGATCAACATCTTTTAGCGCTCCAAGCAAAGCATTGTATTCTTCTTTTGAACACTCTTGGAAAGGTAGCTGAACGTGTGTGTGATCAGAATAGGGAAGAACAGAGAGGCCGTTATAGACATTCCTGTTTTCCCACATCCATTCACCAACATCATCCCATTCACTTTCACGAACTGAGACAGTCGCTGAAACGTTGTGTGTGTTCTCTCCCTTTCGGTGTCCGGACTTTACCCAATCACGTGAAACTCGTTCAATGCGCTTGAGTAGTGATAGGGCGCTTTCTGTTCGATAAATAGCCCCTTCGGGCGCCTTTTGAGGAACTGAGACAACTGCTGTGTCGTGTGGTCGGAAGTATTCATCCTCAACTAACTCTGGGTGGTTCTCCGAGAGATAAGAATAAATTGCTTCATTCTTGCCCAAACGAAGCCGACGAATGTAATAATCACTGTGCCAAGCATGAATACCTGATGATGTTCCAAGAGTTAGTGAAGTTGTACCAGCCGGTTTGACACAAGTGGTTCTTGCGGCTTGTCGAATACCAATAAGATCGGCAACTCTTTTATTTTCTTCTTTTACTGATCTTGCGCCCGCTTCCATATCCAGATCCAATACTGCTCCTGATGCGATGCCGGTCATTGATACGCCAATAAGTGCGTCTTTCTCTGTTGTTCTTCGCCAAACATCACGCAAGTAGTGAAAGTCTGTATAGCCGGCTTGGAGTGTGCCCAGGAAAGCAGCAGCACGGCAACGAGCTTCATACTCTTCTTGGGAGTCAAGATCTGAAGCGTTGATCTCAGTTAGATTACAGAACTGATAAGGGCGAAGTGCGATTTCACAGTTGTGAACCAGCACGTTGTTGGCAAAGAAGTTCTCATTTGCCTCAACTTGGATGTCGTATACATCTCTGTTTGTCTCTACTGAGATTCTTTTTATTTTTGTCCTCTTGAGCGTTCTTCGCTGTAGAGTGTTCTCTTGTGTTTCCATTCTTGTAACTCCTTTTTGTAACTTTGTTTGTAATACGGTTTTATGTCTGTTACTAGCACGACCGTTATGTTTAGTGTTTCTGATAGTTCACGAGTCTTCCTCACCCCGGTCGCCCAGTATCCCTTTATCTCAACAATCTTTACTAGAGAATCGTTTTCATAGATAAAGAAATCTGGTCGGTATGTGGTGCCCTCTAACTGGTATGTCTGTTGCTCGACATCCCAATCGATCTTGTTCCTATCTAGCCACTTAGCATAAATGTATTCATAAGTGCTTCGTAGCCAGACATACTTGCCTCTCGATTGGTTGTAGTAGTAGCCCTGGATCCCACGAGATGTTTTGTTTGTTCGTCTTTCTAGACTTCTAAACCACCCAGTTCTACTAACATACTTTTCTTTTAGGTTTTCGCTCCTTATCTCTCTTGTTTTGTCATAAACAATATTTCGACCTTTGTTTATAGTGATGCCTAAAATGCGAAAAAGAGTCCGGACCCTCGTTGGACCTAAGTTCAGATGTTTCCCTATTAGTTTGAGCCCGTATCCATCTCCATAAAGATTAGAAATGTAATCTCTAGCCAGTCTAAACTCATTTGGATGGATCCTGTGGGCATTCTCAATCAAGAAAGATCTTTTATTCGATGATCTTGACGAGTTGCCCATCTCTTTGTATCTCTTCGAGGCATAAGTTTGATACTCGCCCTCTAACTCTTCAGGTATTATCTTTTGTTTGCCTCGATCTAAATCCAGGTAAATCCTCTCAATCGCAACTAGTATTTCTTTGGCGGGCACAGACCCTTGTATTGTTTTCATACTTATAAATAGTGTGCCCGCCAAAAAAACGACAGCCTTTATTTTCGATCTTTTTTATGCTTGTAGTTGGCCAAGATCTAATAAAAAAATAAACTAAATAAAGAACTTGACTTTTCCAGTTTTATTCGATGTAGAGTAGAATGTCATCCTCTGTCAAGTCGGCAGCCTCAACATAACCACGATTCTCAGTGTATACTCTGTGATCCGGGGTTAGAGTGATTGTCTGACCATCTTCTGTCTCAACCTTGATCACACTGGCGTCCTCTCTTGTCATTGCGGCTGCTTCGACAGATCTGAACTCAAGATCTCCGGTGTCCTCACTAAATGAGACGACTTTGATGTTACTTCCGTTCTGGTATTCAGAAACCAACTGAGCCATTGTCATCTCACCCTTATCTGTCATAACGAGAGTTTCACCGTCGACACAACAAGGGTTTGTCCCCCAGTCTTTATCGTTTGATAGGTAGATACCGGGCTCGCCTGAACCTGACTTTTGGATTCGATCCCAAAGTGAAAGAAAATAATCTTTATCAACTTTGTGGCGTAGGATTACAGCTGAGTTGTTTGCTCGACCACGGTGTGGGTTTGCTTCCCACCAGTCTCCAACCTTTGAAGCAATCATTTCATCATCATCAGCTGAGAAAAGAGCGATAAGAGCGGCACGGCGAATGCCTCCCGCAAGGACAGCATCCGCAATATGGCAAATCATGTCATGGACTTCGATTGGGTCAAGCTTATCACCATCTTCCTTCTGTGAAAGAATACCTTCAAGCTTTACAAGACACTCACGCAAAGGCTGTGGTCCTGGCGCTTTGCCTCCTGATGTAACTAGACGAGCACCTTTTGGTCGGATGTCTGAAAAGTCAAAACGAATCCTAGAAGTACCACGATAGTAAGATAAGATTAGTGCTTTTACAGAATCAGCCCAGCCTTCAATTGAGTCGCCAATAAGAAAACGACGGGTTCTTTTTTCATTTGGCCGGCGGATCTCAGGAAGCTTTTCAACGTGGTGAGTCTGTACAGAGTATCCCACACCTGTTCCTCCAAGAAGAAGAAACATTGTCTCGGAAAAAGCTGCTGAATGGTCAATAGGCAGATAGGCGCAGTTGTATACCCTGTTTGGCGCAACCTCAATAGGCTTTCCAGCAAACTGCATTGAGCGCATTGAAGGAAGAACTTTTCTAGGCCTTACATAGTCCTCATAAACATTGACGATCTCCCCGGCTAGATCTGGATACTTCTTAACATGCAAATACATATTTCTATTTACCAACTCGTCCCAACTTTCCCTACGCTGCTGGACCGGGTCGTACTTGGCGTACTTCATGTGCACCGTGATGTCTGATAAAATCTTTGTAGCAAGTTCCATTAACTATTTTCTCCTTCAGTTTTCATTTGTTTGTATTGTTCTCGCAGATGATTCATCTGTCTTTTTGCTGTATTCTTTTTTAGGTCTTCGATTGATTCATTTGTTGGCTCTAAGACTCGAATCTTAACGTTGCTGGTGTCCATATATAAAGGGAAAACTAGCCCATCCGCACCGTTTCTGTTTTTTGCGATATATAAACGGCCGGTATTGTTGTTTCGGTCATCGATTGTCCTAGAGAGCGAGCAAATAAAATCAGCAACAAAGCACTTACTAAATGCTTCTGAAATAGCTTCCATCGTTACGATTTCAGCATTGACACCAGAACGGTTTGTCTGAGATGCAGTCCAAATAGGACAAGCGTATTTTTGTGCTAGACCTCGTAGATTTTCATAGATAGATTCAAGTTCAAATCTTTTGTCCTTATAACTAGTTACCGACTTCAAAAGATCGGCATAATCAACAACGATTGTTCCAATGGGAATACCTCTTGATACTAGCTTTTCCAAGTGGCGGTCGAGAGTCGCAACAGATGCTGATTTTGTTGGATACTCCTTTACAATAATGGCGCCCTCGATCTCTTTGATTGAGTCTAAAACATCTTCTTTTCTATTTCTTAGTTCATTTAGTTTGATCTCGGAAATACAAGAATCGTATCTTTGTGCTACCACCTTATCAGACAGTTCTAATGTATAGTGGACAACAGTTTTGCCGGCTTTCGCAGCTTGTGCTCCTAGGTGAGCCAAAGCCATTGATTTTCCTGCTCCTGTTGGTGCGATAACTACACCTAGTTCTCCAATGCCGTGGCCACCTTGTGTTAGATCGTCAATAAGCGACCATCCTGTTGTAACGGGGTGTCTAGGCTTTTCTACATACCGAGCATCAAAGTCCTTGATAAAGTCGTGACCAAAGTCATTGTCCATTCCAAGCTTTAGTGCTTCGTCGATAACTCCTTTTACCTCGTCAAACGAAGAGCTTTTGATCAAAGAGATAGAGTGTAAAATAGCTTCTTGGAGTTTCTGCTTCTTACAAAAGTCTAATGCTTGGTTTTTAATGTAGTCAGAATCTGCTACAATCTGGTTTCCAATAGATTTTGCAACAAAGTTTCGAATCGTTGCCTGGACTGACTCTGGTAGATCTGTGATTTCAGTTCTTACCAAAGTCTCTAAGGTTTCTTCGGACGGATGAACACTGTATTCTGTTCTATGTCTGAAAATAAGCTTTGTTAGTTCTTGTAAAGCTTTGTTCTCGAAAAAAGACACGTCCAGGACTTCTTCCATCTGATCGGCAAAAGGACGATCGAACATAATAAGTTTGCAAAGTTTTTCTTGGAAAGACTTACCAAACTTCTCGAACCCGTCTTTATTACCAAATGTTGTATCTTTAATCATAGTTATGCTCCTTGTTTCGCTAGGGTTCTTTGGTTGTTCATTACCATTCTAGAAAAAAGACGGAGTGAGGACCAGTCATAGGCACCCAACCCTTCTTTAATCAGTTTCGCATCAAAGTCTTTTTGACTATACGAGAACGGTTCATTATACACTTCTTTTGTGCCGTCCGCAACCCCAATCGGAATGTCTGGCGCATAAAGTTGCATCATTTTATAGTTGCTGTATAGAAGGTCCTTGGACTCTAACAGCTTTTTATGGACAGACATTTTCTTTTCTACCTTCCTGCAGCCTTTGAGAATATCATCAACCCCATAGAATTTATCCTCTGAAAGGAACGGAAAGGCCTTTGCAAGCGTTTTGATGCCGACACCCTTCACACCGGGTAGGTTGTCTGACTTGTCGCCCTCTACGGCCCTAGCCAGCGCCATATTGGTTGGATGAACTTTATACTTTTCTGTTACTGTTTTATGAGTCTCAAAACTATCTGAAATGGGGCGGTATAAAATAGTATCATTGGAGCAAAGTTGTAAAAAGTCCTTGTCGCTGGATACAATGATCTTTACTGCGTCTTTCGAACCTGGGAAAGTACATAAATAAGCAATAATATCATCAGCCTCTATTCCTTCGTGGAGGTATTGTTTTACCGGTAAGGTCTCCAAATACTCTATCAAACGCAGTTGTTGCCAAACTTTGTTTTTTAGTTTGTCATCGTCAGTAAGATGGTTATAGTTCCAATTCATTTTGATTGGTTTACGACCTTCTTTATATCCTTTGTTCTCGGATCTTTTGCGAACTGCTCCTCCTGGTCCGTCCCAACAGATGTGAACTTCTTGCGGATCGATCTCACGAATACATTTCTGCATTGACTTGAGAAAGCCATAGAACCCACCGATCGGATCCCCATTAGGCCCAAGAGAGGGGTTTACAACATATGACCTCAAAAACATATTGAGGGCATCGATGATCATAATCTTTTTATTCGGCATTTGCAAACCATCCCACGCTCAGAAAGTAGTCGACTAGTTCTTCAGCCATCGGCGGCGGCAAAAAGCCAATCTGTCCCTCAAGTGTACCGTCTCCTAGCGTGTTCGCAAACACTAGTGTCTTTGTAGAGGCCATACTTCCATTACTTGTTCTCCAAAGGCCTTCAAAGTGGTTTTGGATTGATTTTCGACGAGCATACACATCTTCTGGCGTTAACCTAATAAAAGCTCCCTCTTCTGATAGCCGAAGAAACGGACTGTATGCGTCTCCGGATAATGCATGCCAGCTTGTTGCAATCAAAGTTTTTCCATCTTTTCGCTTTTCTCTTGCAACACCATACCGCTCTCCATGTGATGGGTTGTGGTATTCAACTAGTTGTCCCTTCATAATTTCATTTCTCCTATAAATTTTTTGTCGACAGAGTAAATCACTCGTCTAATGCCAACATACCGCATTGCAGCTTGGCACATACAACAAGGCTTTGACATACGCCATTCTCCTTGTGGGCTAATACGCACGACATAAATGGTTGCTCCAGAGGTTGAGCGTCTGTCAACCCCTAGAATACAACCAAGTTCTGCGTGAACAGTAGCGTGTTCTGGTTTTTTCTTGAACTTAGCCGCAAAAGAATTAAACTGATTCTTATTAACGCCCAAACTCAAAACTTTTGATCCCTTCGCTAAAACAGCACCGTGCCTAAACACAGGGAAGTCAGAGGTGCTGGCCTGCTTTGCAGCAAGGCCCAGCATCCTCTTTTCCCTACTCGTCGGTGCTCTCTTCGTCGTAGTAATCTTCTGCGTTTCCTGTTCTTTCATCGAATTTCCTTACTACTACTTCGTCCATGATATCTAAGATCTCACGTCGGAATAAAGGATCTTCTAGCTCTTTGAGCCAATCAGCAGCACGGAACTTCTTCTCGGTCCCATCACGGAACGTTAGAGTATACCACGCACCGGCTTTTACTCGATCGGAAATCTTAACTGCATCCAACCAAGACTCCTCATCAAGAATACCTGGGCTGTCTGTCCCAAACATAATCTTGAACTCACAGTTTCGACCTTCGGTTCCAAACCTTGACTTTTCTAGCTTACAGCGCACAAGCTTACCAAGACGGAAGCCAGTTTCATCTGTAATAAAGTTTTTCTTTGCTTTTGAACCTGTAAGCCAAATCCGAAGCGAATAAACATACGAAAGTGCTTTACCGCCTGGAGTAAAGTAAGGTGTGGTCATTGCCTCAGCGATGTTTGAGGTAATGTTTGTTTTGAGCTGATTTAGAATCAAAACAGTTGCTTGTTTGTCTGCGACTGGAATTGAAAGCTTTTCTGTTCCCTTTGCTAGCACTCTTGGCTTCATTGCCATTGTTGCTTGAGGGTTGAAATCTTTCTCTAGATCTGCTCTTGCTGGTGTCATAGCCAACGAGTCCCAAATGAACAAAACACGATCTTCGGTTTGTTCTAGGATTGTTTCTATTGATCCAAGCACATCTTCAACGGTAGTTGCCTGAACATAAAGCAAATCCTCTAGTTCGCAACCTGCCGACGTCAAGAAAGCAGGATCGATTGATGATTCTGAATCAAAATAAACAACCTGAATACCTTTACGTTGAGCCGAAGCAGCAATCTGTGCCGCCATGTAAGACTTACCCGTCGACTCCAGGCCGGCGATTTCAGTCCACTTCCCAACAGGGATCCCGGCAACTTGACCCTTACAAATAATAGAGTCAAGCCACCGAGAACCTGTGGGGATCCAATCTTTCACCTCTGTTGGGTTTTCCTTTGTAAGATCATGAGCGACGATTGCGCCCATTTTCTTATTTAGGATATCTTTTAGATCTTTGATCCCCATAAACCCCCTATACCAAGTCGGATAGTGCGTTAGCTACTCGACTGCCGCCACCAGAGCGGATAGTCTCACTAGCCATCTCTTCCGGATCTACGTCGTCAGACATAAGAAAGGCATCTAGGATTTCCTGAACCTCGGCCGGAGTCTTTCGGGTTTGCATTCCATCAATGTCCGGAAGGTTTGCGAGCCACTCTTCGGTCTGATTCTCATCCTTAGAGAGCTTTGAAGCCTTTGGCCGAGGACGAACCACGGTCTCAGGATACATCTTGCCATTCGGCTTATCGTAAGTAACCTTGAGATCGAATCCAGCACTTGGGTCTGTAATGTCACCAAAGTCCGGATCCAGCACAGTCTTTAGAAGCTCCTGGTATACAGTCTTCGAATAAGACCAGACCTTTGGACCATCATCTTCCTGCCCACGAACAATTACAGGTGAGAAGAAACGAGCCTTAGCAGACAAGTCACGAGCCATGTTTCGGCTTTCTTCCGAACCCTCATCATAAAGTTTTCGCACGAACCGATCAAGCGCATCATCCTCGTTGAAGTTCTTCTTTGGCGAGAGGAACGGTTGAGAGTCGCCCACACGATAGTGGACAAAATACTGCTTGAATGGATCGCCATCAGGCGTAGGAAGAATACGAATCTCGTAAGTATTCCCGATCTCCATCTTTAGATACTGACCTCCGCCGTTACCCTTGCTGTTCAGCTTATCAAGCTTCTTCTTCATTTTACTCATATCAATAGCCATGTGTACCTCCTATGGTTGGCTGCGGCGACCCGAATGGCCACCGAATTTAGTTTATTATACACCAGAGAGTGACGAATGTCAAGCACTCGTTTCTCATCGGTCAGACGCCCTTGAGCGCCTCACATTAGTTAGACGATCGAGCGCCGGATCTTATCCACGTAAAAACGAAAAATGTCCGGCGGCGATCGTGTTGCCTCAGTTCTGGTTTTCTATCAACTGTTCTTGGATCATCGTGCTGTATTGAACAATATATCCATAGTTGTGTTCTAAGTCCGAGCGATAAATAACAAATGATGATGCATTTGATGGCTCTGTATTGTTTGCTGCTGTGTTGATGTCTTTGATGTTCATTAGCCTAGCCGGTTCCTTTAGCGCCTCATCGTTCAGAACATAAGTATAACTCGTCTCTCTCGGGAAGTCAAGAGAATAAAAAAGTTTTTTTTCACCGTTCTCGACGTTAAAGGCTCCAAACGTTGCGATGCGGGCGGTTTCCACCGGATCGTCCGTCGTATTTAGCACGGGGCGCTGGCCCTTACAGAAGTTGATCATGTGAAAAGTCGAAACAATAAGATCGTTTAGTTGTTCATAGTAGTTTAGGATGTTGACTTCCGGGCTGATCTTTTCTAAGGCCATATTATCAACAATAAACATTTTTTCGATCAATCCGGAGCGAGCAAACTCTTGCATAACCATTAGGGCGGCTCTTTGTTGTAGTTTTGCTGTTCCGTTGATTGTATTTGGGTCTGATTTGACAAAGATGACCGTTTTTGGGTTTTCTTTGACTTCTTCCATCAAAACCAAGGAAGTTGCTGCTGATCTTGCTGCTCCATTAACAATAAAAAGCAACTTATCGTCTGCAGCAAAGGTTTTTAATGTTTTTGACCACTTTTTCTTGGTCTCGAACATCTTATTTTCTAACTCTTCTACTTTTTTCGTCTTCGGGATCTTGATATCACCTTTTTCAGAAACGCAAAGAACAGAATAATCATAATACTTTTTAAAATGTTCGGCAATCTGGCTTCCGCCGTCGCCAATACCAATAACTTTTTCAATCATAAAGCAATCTCCTGCATGCTGCCGAGCGTCTTACCTGCCTTGAGGGTCGTTCGAAAGTCTCCAAAGCGAGTGTTAGAGAAAGTATGCACCAAATCGTCGATCAAGTCAAGATCTTTTTTGCTTAGGTCCAAAATAATACAGTCGTGCACGATAAAGGCTAAGTTTGTTTGGCGTCCTTTCAGAAGTTCATTGACTTTGCTTGCGTTCTCATAAACAACGTCTGCGGTTGTTGATTGAATAACATAATTGATTGCGTGGTCGTCATCACACTCAATCGCACGACCAAATGGTGTCTTGACAAAATCGTGATGAAACCAGTCAGTTTTGATCTTATCTTTATCGTAAACCTTTTCCAAAGTTTTGTTTGCGGCGGTTTTGCCGTAAAGCCACTGGAAAGCTTTCTTCTTTGCTTGATCACGATCCTCAATGCGAGAGAACACGTTTTTCATGTTCCATTCGTGGATGTCTTCTTCGGGTTGTTCTTTACCAGCCAAGGCCAACATTGTGCGAAGTTCAGCTGCGTTATAGTCCAACTCAACAAAAAGATCGTTATGTGGGCGCACGGCTGTTTTGAACTCGTGCGGGAGGTTGAGAATCGGGAACGTATCTGGCTTTGTGCTCAACCTTCCTGTGATTGTGCCGTAAGGATCGTAGTGAACCCACTTGTTTGTGCCTCTCAGGCTTCGTAGTTTGCCTTGTAAGGCCTTTGTCGTGCTTACTTGTGCCGCCACATCAAAGTCAAAAAGAACTTGCTTGTGGTTCATCTCAGAGAGAAGTCGGTGTACTTCCAATAGGTGGTCATAAGATTTTGGCTTGGTATAGTTTTGCAGAACGTTTTCAGTTATTTTATTTTTTACCTCGCAAAGATCAATCAGGAAAGAAAGCGGCATAAAGTCGTATACGCACCATTCTTGGACGTTAAAGTCGACGGCGCCAAAAGCCATGTTAAAAGCTTGGAGTTTTTTCTCAATCTCCAAGTATTCTGGCATAACATCGGCTGGGCAGCATTCTTTTAGAGAACGACCACCAGCCCAAATGTTTCCAACCTGCAGATCTTCTTTGTCGGTTGCGTGGTGATAAGACCAAGTTTTTGCGGCTTTTGTTTCAGCACCGTCAAAATGAAAAACGCCGTCTTCATAGACAGCGTGGCATTTGTTTTTCGTATCAAGGGTTTGGAACATTAAAAAACCGGGGTGAGCGTGGTGGTCTTGGACGATCTCCTGACTTGGGCTACAGTATAGCGCATTGCGGACGGCATGTCAAGAGAATTCGCCACGGCCAAAGCGTTATGAAATACCTTGTCTTTATTTGGCATCTCGTTTTGGTTTGTTTCCGATAGAAGCGCAAAAAAGTAAAGTTTTAGTTTTTGCTCTTTTGTTAATGTTCCTTCTTTATTGATGTTTTCTTTTATTGTTCTTATTTGGTTCTTACACATCTCGTTTGGAAAATAGATCTTGTCCTTGTCAGAGAAGTGGTTCGCAAAACGATCTTTGTTATATTGATTATACATTGTTGTGACCATCATGTCAAGATAACTAAACTCTAAATCAAAATAGTTAAAAAAGTTGTCAGTATAGAACTGCTTGATGTCAACGTTATTTATCTTTCTGAATGGATTATACACCAAGCGATAAGGATTTGCAAGATCAACCTCAAAACCTTGTAAATTTGCTATCTTTACATAATCGTTGGTGTTTCTGGTGTTCCTAAGAAAGTCTGCAAAGATCCCTGTTGGGTCACCAGCGCCTTTTTGCTTTATAACTATTGATAATCCGGTGTTTTCGAAATACAACCGTTTCTTAAAGTTTAAGTTGTAAAAAGTCAAGGGCAAGATGCTAGAGTATCTTCCAATATAGTCTAGAAAGGTATTATAAAAATCTGTGACGTTTCTTATCTTTATGTTTCTTCCGTCTATGTAACCTACAAGTAAACCATAATAAGTATTTAGATTGTTTGCGTATGCTTCTAATAAGTTATTGTTGGAAAAGTCTGGTTTTTTTGTAAAGTTATAAAACTCAAAACCAACTTTCTTTTGAAGCATCTTTCTTGTTATTAGATCTGTAAACTTTTTGTATTGTTCGGCTACTTCTTCTAAAACAAAAGAATCTTGACTAAACCCAATAAGCTTGGTGTCTCTTGGAATAAGTGGAAACAAGTCTGTATCTAAGAAAAGCTTATAGTCTAGATCGCTATTATAGTTTGTTCTAATCCTTTTTGAGGAGTTTTGTATGATTTTGCCTATGTTAAATTCTTGTATGGCCACTATCTGAGACCTCCCCCTCGTGCTTGCTGCTCGGCAATGTCTGGGGTAAGCCCCCTTGCAATGTTCTCCTCTATCTGGATCTCTGTAGTGAGATCCTTCTCTTCATCCTTTCCGGCTTGAAGCACTTCATTCACTGCGTTGTCAGGGGGGCGGATAATGTCGAGACGGCTGGAGCCACAATCGGTACCAGCAAAGGCATTCCAGCTTGCTTCGATCTCTGTATCAAACGATCCGTCTGAACTGATTGAGTTTCTAACCTTGTTAATAAAATAATACCCACCCAAGCCCAAGATCTTTGCAGCAGAATCAGATCCAGCACCATAACCAACCAAGGAAGGGTTGAGATATATATACATTCCTGGGTAGATGAACGGGGCGCCAAAGATTGTTATTGTAGCATCATACTTCTCTCTTAGTGCTGCTAGGTTTAGACCACCGGCACGAACAATCCTGCCTTCCCTGCGGCCTCTGATTTCATCTTTTCTAAACTTAACTGATTTCAAGATACCTTTATCAGAGCCTAGCTTTAAGTGGTAGATTCCTTCTTCGATGTCTTCGGCTTCTTTGCCGTCTCTTTGTATGACGTGGCCACTACTACGTAGGACAAAATAACTTATTTCTCTTAGGGGATCAGGGGATGACGCTGGGTTAAAATTGCCCTCTATTTCTCCAAAGTAAGCTGGGTTGGCATTATTTAGGCTATGGTAGTACCTACTAAAGCCACTTAAATCAAAGTCAAACAATGCATCGAGTGCGGCAGAGGCTCGCAAATTTTCGGCCAGGCCTACATCGGGCGCTTGGAAGGTTGCAAATGTCGGTCGGCCCTCGGCGCTAACAAAAGTGCCCTGGCTAGCCATGCCGACTGAGTTTACATAAGAAAACTTATTTGCGATATCGATAATAAAGTTTGTTAGGTTGTATTTTACTTTTAGTGGCCTTATGATCTTCTCAGTAAAAAATGATCTAAAAGCATCAATAGAAATAAGCATATCAGAATAGTTATATGCCTTTCGTATACCTGCTGCGATTTCTCTGTAGGTGTAAAGACCGGTTACGAACAAGAAGTCTCCTTCCCTTTCCTGTAGAGGTGTTCCTGGTATTTCCTTCAATCCGCTTATTATATTGTCTAAAAGGTCTCCTAATCTTATAAAGTCAATGGTTAACTCGCTGTTGCCGTCACTGAGCTCGGCAAATCTTTCTAGTATTGCCCGATCCATTGCTTGGTTTAAATCGGCATCAGATAGGGGGTTTTCACCAGTTTCGACATCGTTATTTTTCGCAGCTTCTTGGATCTCAACCTGCTCATTTTCACCGACAGGAAGCGAATCAGCGCTGATTTCCACTGTTTCAACTTTCAGGCCGTTGTCGCCGGCGCTGAGGCTTCTTAGCGCACCTTCTGTTAGATATCTAACTTCAATGGTACTTCTTTCAAGCCGGCTGTCTCTTTTTCTAATGTTAGAATCAATCAGGCCGGCAACGGCGGCCTGATTGATTGCCACCCTATAAATCCTATTGCTTTGGATCATTTTCATGAATATATTATTATAGTTCTGAATTATGTTTTCATCTTCAGAACCTTGCAACGCTGCAGCAATGGCTAGGTCTTCGGCGGTCGGTGGTTTATCTTCATCAGAATCGGAAGTATCGCTGCCGTTGATCACTTGCCTGGAGATTGCGCACGGATCTAATTCTGGGGCAACAATCTTTCCTGTAGTGCCTTCTGGGGTATTTGGGTCTGGAGCATCTCTTGCTCCTCGGACCGCCTGGATTCCTGTGCCATCCGGGAGGCCGATTCGTAAAATGTTAAGACTTTCATCTGTGAAAACTTCATCAATAGCGGAAAAATAGTTTATGTCTAAGGTTAGAGTACCATCTTCGTTAAAATTAATATTGTGCTCTTGTAGAGAAAGACGAAGGTTTGTGTTTGTCTGACTGATAACTGCTTTGAGATCTCTTATTTTCTGATCTTCAGCTAGGTCGTGGTTGATTGTTTGATCGAGTTCCCAACCTAGTTGTGCTGTTATCTCAAACTTAAACTGCGTTTGGCCACTATCATCTGCGACACCAATGCCGGCGCCAATAAGATTGATCAAATCAACACTGTCTCGATCGAGCAAAGCTTTTTCTGCGCTGGTGGCACCAGGGCCAACAAAGTCGCTTAAACTTTGAAAGAATAGTGATATATCAAAGTTAACAAACGATTTAACAGCTTCTGGGTTTGTTCCCTCGTAGGACCAGTTGACACTTTTAATCCCTGCGCCGCCGGCCCTTCCAAAATTGTGGCTAGTTATATCTTCGATGTCTGAGTTTTCTGTGAACGACTTAAACTTAAACTCTAGATTGCCGACGTCAGCGATTGAAAAGGATCCATCATCCTCTCTTCTATATACTTTTTTAAATAATCTTATCTTTGGTACCAACAAAGACAGATAGGGGGTGCGTATTGCGAAGTAAGGAAGGAGGTTTGGTCTTTTTTGAAGGAAATTGATTAACAAGCTTTCATCTTCAGAACTTATCGGTATAATGTTTCGTTGGCTAGTCATATCCAAGTCAAAGAAATCTTCTATTATCCGTTCGTTCAATGTAGCCAGAACGCCTTGTTGCCTGTTTAGCAGAAAAGACACGGCTGCGGCGCCAGTTAGTTCTCTGATATCACCTACGGGCGCAAAACCGGCAGCCTCGGCAGCTTCAGACAGACCCTCCCGTTCTTCGTCCAGTATTCGAACCCTAACAGCACCAGAGTTTCGGGTCGCCTCTATTTCTAG